GAGGGACATTTACATACATATACGAATATAATGACCTGTAAATGGTAATCATGACCACTTAATGGTCACTTGATAACACTTAGACGAACCCAAAATCAAGGGAAAAAAATGAAAACCAAATCTCAATTCATCAAAAACTGGGTAAAAAAAGGTGGGAATCTTAAAGGTGACGAGTGGAACCTGGTCCCAGTTAAAAAGAGCAAATTCTCATCGAAGGATATTCAGAATTTGCAGGCTGACGAGGTCAATATCATCGCCGTGATTGGCTCCCAAAGAGACGGTCGTCGCGTAAAACTTGGAACCGTTGCCGATCTTGAGCAGCAGGAAAGTAAGCAGCTCTGGCTTCATCAGAAGATTGAAGAAGCAAAAACTAAATTATTTGCTCCAGTTCCAAAACAACGCGCAGCAGCTGAGGATCACAAGCTTGATACCCTCCTCAGAAAAACCCTGGTTGGTCACTACGTCAAGGAAGGCCTCGCGTGTACTTCAGTTGTCGAGAATAGTTACTTCCCATTCTGGTCCAAGCATCTTGGTCAGGTCGAGATCAATAAGATCACTGCTGCTCACGTCGCTAACCTTCGCGATAAGCTTCTCGAGACTGACGCCGATCCGCGTTACTCCCGATCCGATTCCGGAAAACTTTCTCACTCCACTGTCAGAAATTATCTTTCGGCTTTAAGTAAGGCATTCGAGTTTGGAGCACTTCCAGAAGTTGGATTTGTAAAAGGTGCAAACCCAGTTCGCCAGATCCGCTGGCCTGACCTCAAGGGTAAGAATGCAAATAAACGTGAAGCGATTCTGATCCAGAATTCAGATCAGCTGAAGATCTTGCTTGAGTGCGTTTCTGAATCACAAAGTCCAGACCTGAGTGATATTTTCTTTTTCTGCTTAGAGGTTGGGATCCGAGCTTCCGAAGCATACGGATTAACCTGGGATAATTTTGATTCAGATCAAAATACTTTAAAGATTGAGAAGGCACTTCGATCAAATGTGCCGACCGGTGAGTTTGACCACAAAAATGGTAAAGCTATTTATCATACAAATGAGCTCGGCGGCAGGCGCGTAATTACAAAGGGTCTGAAGAATAATGAAGACTCCAGAAGCTTCGATCTTGAAGGCTGCGACATAGCCCTCGAGATTCTTCGAAAACGTCGTGCAGCAGCAGCAGAAAAACAGCTGGCAACCGGCATCATTGAGAACCGTATCTTCCCTGCGAAGATTGAAAAATCATGGAACCGAGTTGTCAAATGCGCTGGCCTTCGTGGAACTGATCTTCCGGAACTGAAAAAGATCTGTTTTCATACCTTGCGTCATACTTGCGCCAGCTGGCAGATTCAATCTGGTGAGGTTTCCCTCTACGAAATCCAGCATCGCCAGGGCTGGAAATGCAGCCAAAGCGTTCAACGATACGCTCACTATGACCCGAAGCTGGGCCGCCGAGGTTCCAGTGTCGTCTCGGGTGCTTTAAAGGCCGCCATCAGTCAGGCGAGCTGATCCCCCGGGGGCTTCGGCCCCCTTTAACTTTCCGATTCTTAACTTAACTTTCCGATTCTTAACTTAACTTTCCGATTCTTAACTTAACTTTCCGAGGTTGATATGAATCCAGATATTTTTAACAAACATAATTCTGATTTTTTCTATCGAGAAGAAGATGGGCATACCTACTATTTTTCACGCGCAGATAATGAGTGGATTTGCTTTCCAACATATGCCCACGGCGAGCCAGATTTCTCCGTAATGCATTATTTCAGTGACCTAGTAATGACGGAAGGAGATCTGAAAAAATTAACAGCATGGCTCGATTCTAAGCGCAAAGGTTGATTGGTCCTAAGTTTTGTATAAATTTCAGTGTACACCATGTACACCAATAATTTTTGCAACTTAGATCTAACTTACAAAAGTCACATACTAATCATTTGACTTTATTTGTGAACATATGTATTGAAAGGACGTGGATTTAAAAATGGAAATAGGAAAGCGGATCAAGAAGATCCGGAATGACAAAAGCATGAAGCAGGAAGAATTCGGAGTCACTTTAGGAGTGAACCGGCAAGCAATTAGTCGTCTGGAATCCGGGCGTCAAGTTGTTGACCAGGATCTTTTAAACAATCTCTGGGTTCAATTTAAGGTCTCGCCGCATTGGCTTATCACCGGGGAGGATCCTGGTGCCGTGGTTGAAGTTGCGAAATTAAAATCCGACCTTGCAGAGACAAAACGAACTTTGTCTCTGGTTGAGGCGCATCGCGATTCATTGACTGAAATAATTCAGCTCTTGAAGGATGCTGCTGGAATAAAAAAATAATGAATCAGAAAGAGCCTAAGAATACTGGGCGCAAAAACTATTAGGAGAATATTATGACTCTATTGTATTATCGTGGACCTTTGCAATTAACCCACGTTAAAAATCTTAATTGCGATGATATAACCACTTGGTGGACGTGTATCCCGACCAGTTTTGGAAGGTGCGGTATTCAGAATTTGTGTGGTCATAACATAAAGAAATTTATCATGCGACTTCGCGGGGACCTTGCTTCAGGAGGAATATGGAAAACATAGATGAAATCCAAATCAAGTGTCCTTCCAAATTATCTTTTAAATCCCATGCTGATCTTATGGATGATATCATCCGAATTTCAAAAGAGCATGACGTCGATATGAAATTATTAAAAAAATCCAAGAAAGATCTCACTATCACCTGGCGTGTTTCATATCAATTCCCAGACCAACAAGCGCAGGCAATAATAGCTAACATGGCACTATTATCCGCGCATTCAGTTGTCCCAGGAGAAGTCGTTTATCAAAAAAGAATCCAATCTTGTGAAGAGCAACTCGTTAAGTTTCGAGCTATTCTTGATAAGGTTACTTTAAAGCCTGAAACGGCATGAACTGGTCCGCAAAATGGTCCGCAAAAGGTCCGTATAATGCGGTTGGTCCGCGTTGGTCCGCAGACAAAAACCTTGTAAAGTACTGATTTTATTGAAGTGAGTGGTGGGCCAGGCAGGACTTGAACCTGACCGTCGTTACCTGTTAACCGTTGGAAACACTGGGGTTGTGCAATGCAACCCCGGTTTTGGTCCGCAGTTGGTCCGCAAACTACTTTTTCCGCGCTTTCCGCATAGGTCGCTTCTTCATTCCTCCGCTGCTTTTCTTTCCATGATATCCTGGCATTGTGTTCCTTTCGTCTGGCGGCATCATAGTTTCAGATGCCTGGGTAAGTTTTCAATAATTGCTTTCTGAGCTTCCTCAGTCAAGTTTGAAAGTGCATTCTTGGAATGCTGTTTCGCCTGGTCCGCGGTCAGTGAATTCCCATCATCCTGAACCGAATCAAAAACCATTTTGGCTCCCCAGGTGACTAGCTCTTTTAAAATCATTGCTTCCAATCCTGTCATAAATAGCTCCATGAATTTGGCCGAGCTGGCCCGGTTAAATCATCCAGGTGGATGAAGCGTTTATTTTTCGGCCCATGCAGCTTGAAACCGATCCCGGTAATCCCATGCGCCTGGGCTATCTTAATAAGCTCCAAAGCTTCAGCTCCAAAGATTTGAATGTCGACCGCGTGGCCGGTGGTATGCGGTCCTGTTCTTCCGGTTGAGGAAACCGTCTCATTATATTCAGGAGCCCGGAAACCCGAGGTCGGAAATAAAGGCCTTCCGAAGTCATCCCGAATCAGCTGCAGCCGCTCCATGAAACTTTGAGACATATCGCAGATTCCGGTCCCGCGGCATTTAAGTTCGTTGACGGTAAAGTTTTTTGTCAGATATTTGTTTGCCATATAAAATCCAAAAACCATGGTTGTTGATTCTGCCAGAAACTCCCGGCGAGAAATTTCATTCGTCCTGGAGAGCTTTCCTGACCAAGACCAGAGCTTGGTCGTCCAATCGGTTAGTCGTCCTTTGAACCAGGTGACTAAGGAGGAGCAGGGTAAGGTTAATGACAAAGCGTTCGGAGGATAGTTTCTGGATGATGGTAGATATGAATTTAGGCATTAGGTTTTTCCATTTGAGGAATCGTTGGCTTCGGTCGAATCGAACCAATAGCCAACCGTTTGGGAAAGCTGGGTCGCCGATGCGCCCACTATAACGCTTGAGATCGTCTGCATAGATTCAGGTATTTGAACGGTAAAGATAAGCACCAGGTTCGTTAAAAATATTCCCATTAAAACCAGGGTCAGAGCTGCGCGGACGGCAAGCTTCGGGTTCATCGCAGCCGCTCCAGTTCGCGTCCAATATTTTCCAGTTCAGACTTTTGCTCGGTCAAAGATGTATTTGTTTTTTCGATCAACGCAATCAGACGCCCTTCGAGCTCACGTCGATCCTGCCGTGCCTGCCCATTGGTTTTCCATATGAACCATGAGAGGAAAATCAAACCCACTCCAGCAATCCCCTGGTCAATTAAAACGCCCAGTATTTGCTCAGATGGATCTTGGTCTTGCTGGTCTGAATACCGGCGAGGTTCCGGTGGGATGTTCATTTGCCTTAACCGTGGTTCATATATCCCATGGTATTGAGACTCATGATCCCGAGCCATAACATCCGCAAAAACTGGTGCAGCCCAAAGCCAGATTATAATTACAGCATTAAACCTCATAAAGTTTGCGCTGATTGAAATTGAGTCTGTATTGCAGGAGCATCCATCTTTCTTTGGCGTGAAGGAGGACCCATCTTTTCCGCGTTTTCCGTATACATCTGCTGCATCTGATTGGTGTATCGCAGCGAGGCATTCATGCGAGCCTGGAAGAATCGGGAAAGGGAATTACGGACGACCGTATCCAGGTTTCGGTTCCTTGTCATGACGCGCTCCACAAGCATTTTCATCTGGGCCTGGTAGAGTGCAGGATAAACAGCTTGCATGGCTTCGACGTGCTCAGGCTGCAGGGATCCCTGAGCGATCATCGGGAGCACCAGGTTCGGATTATCGACGATCGTTTTGTACCGGTTGAATTTCAAGATCTCGGAAAATCGTGGGACTTCCTCAGTCGGATTAAAGACGAGCTCTGATGGTGCTGTCGTTGATTTTGGAAGTTTCGAGTGCAGGAAGCTGACTCCGTTTGCCATCGTATTGGCGACCGATTGGTTCAGAGTCTGATCTCCTTCGACCTCCGGGAGCATCGCCAAAAATCTCGGGTAGAGTGTCTGAGGATTCCCATTCAGGTTATCGAGCTGGTTCCTGGTCTTAATGAATTCCTCAATGGTTTTTTCAGGACTGTCTGGAATTGGATTTTTTACTTTGACGCCAGCAGCAGCTCCTCCTCGAAGGATCAAAGATACTCCTGCATCCATTGCCTTCTGAGATTTATCTGCCAGGTTCAGCATCCCGCCGTAGTCAGAAATCCTGCGAAGGGTCCTGGCAAAAAGCAGCTCCCCATTGTCTCGAATATATTTCCGGGCAAGTGCAGTTCCTGCGAAGGTTGCAGCAGCTCCCAGGCCTCCGGTCAGGACCGAATCAGCTGCACCGAAAACGCCACCTCCCAGGCCAGCTCCAACAACATATGAAGTAAGTGGAAGACGTGCATTATTTGCCTGCCGAGCAGCTGCTCCTTGAGCAAAGAAATGGAGATTTTTCAGAGTGGCGTAAACGTCTTTGGCTTCCAGGAAATTTGCATAGGTATCGGATTTGATACCCTTCGTATTGGATAATCGATTCCCGATCGCAGCCAGGGCATTCTCAGATTCTTCTCGGATGATGTTTGCCATGGCTTCATAGTGGGCAAAATTATCCGGGTTCTTTTTAAAGTTGGCGAGCTCGCGCTGGTAGAATCGTTTCAG